CTAAGCACGCCGCGGACCCTGCGCCACCTTCACCCAGCCCCGCCCCTTCGCCGCCTGCCGGCGGTCCCAGCGGTAGCCCCGACGGCTGAGCAGGTCCCAGGGCATGGGCTCGGGGAATCGGTTGTCCAGCACATAGGTCCCCCGGTCGGTGTCGAGGGTCAGCACGGCGTGATAGCCGCCGGTCTCGGTCCAGCAGGTGGCCAGGCGCAGGGCGCGCAGGGGCCAGCCCAGCGCCACCAGCTCGGCCTGCTTGCGCAGGGCGAAGTCCTCGCAGTCGCCCCCGGCCGGGCCGATGGGCGTCCAGTGGTCGGGCTTGCCATAGAGGTCCATATCGACCCGATAGGGCCGGCGGTTCACCTCGGCGTTGACCTCGCAGATCTGCGCCCAGCCGGTGTCGCCCAGGGTCAGCATCGCGGCGTCTCCGGCTCCCGGGCGCAGAGATCCTGCCAGCCGGCCGGGGGCATGGCCGGCCCGCCATCCGGCATGGTCTCGGCCTGGCGGGGCGGGAGCGGACTGCAGGCGGCGAGCAGCAGGATGAGGAGCAGGGCTTCAGTCTTCATCCGGGACCTCCACGAAGAGATCGTAGGGGCTGCCTGTCACCGGGGCGGCGGCCTTATAGGCCTCCTCCGTCGCCGCCCAGGTGCGGATCAGGCTTCCGGGGTCATGCACCGGATGGTCCGGGTCGATGAAGCCCCAGGCCAGGGCCGGATGCGCCTGGATGGTCCGTTCGTGGATTTCGATATGCACGCCCGGCTTGATCCCGGTGATCTCGCGATAGGTCTCGCCGGTCTCTTCGTTGATTAGCTCGGGGCCGTACTCATAGACCGGATCGAGGCGGACGGCGCAGGTGGGGTTGAGGCGCAGGGTCATGCCGCAAACCTCGCCGCCAGGGCCTGGAGCGCGTCATTGCTGATCTCGCCGTTGCGGGTCAGCCAGCCCTCCATCTCCGCGTTGGCGATGTTCAGTCCAGCCGTGGTGGCTCTACAGAGAGACCCGACCCTCGACAGCACCGGAGGGAGGCCGCCAAGCGCGGCGGTCTGAAGGGCGGCGCCGTCAACGGAGATGGCTAACTGGCCAGCCCGAACGGCCCAGGCGACGGTCTTCCATGTGCCGACCGTTGCGTTGTCGAAGAATATGTAGGCATCCGTCCCGCCGCTGCCCTGGAGCGAGATGGCTTGAGCATTCCCGGTTGGATTTGCCAGCCATGTCAGCCGTCCCCCGGTGTCAGCCGGGCGCAGGTCGATCACATAGGGAAATTGCCCGGCGGCGTGCGCAGCGGGGAGCGCCAACCATCGCGCCCGCGCCACCCCGTAGTGGACCGGCTGAATGGTCCGCCCCGTCTCCAGATAGCTGTAGCCCGTCCGCGTGGCGGGGAGGTTCCCGTTGTCGATAGGCGGGTTGTTGACATAGGCCCCAGCCTGGATCGAGAGGCCGAGGACTTCGATATCTTCGCCGACAACGGCGCTGTCGGGACCGATGCCAGAACCTTCCGAGCCTCCTGTGAAGCTCGGCGTCCAACTGAGGACTGTCCGAATGACGCCATCGCCCTCATCAACAGTCTCGATGATCGAGAGCGGCCCCGCGCCCGTCGCTGAAACCGCAAGAGCACCAATTGAGCCGCGCGCACTGCTTGAAACAGCCCCCGCGACATTGCGAAGCTCAATGTTCGCGCGACCACTGGTCCCGGCGCGATACCTTGCGATGACGGTGTAGAGTTGGCCGCTGGTGACTGTTAGCGACGGGACTTGAAGCCTGTTCCAAACAGCGCCGGCTGAGACGGCCTTCGCGCCCCGAAAGATGCCCTTGTATGTGGAGCCTGCGGCCTTAGTCCCGCCCGTGATGGTCCAAAGCGCATCCGCAGGCCGACACGACAGCCCGACAAGCTCAGGCCGCGCTTCCGCGTTCCGCAGCCCCCCATCCCCGATCAGCGGCTCATCAGCCCGCGCCCCGCGCCAGGCCGTATTGATCTCCCGCTGGCCGAAGCCCGCCCCCCCGACGATCTGCACGCCGGGGACCATCTCAAAGCGCGGAACGATCAGGCCGGCGGTCTTGTAGATCGGCCGCTCCCCCGTCTCCGGCCGGCCCCGGAAGACCCGCACATTGTCAAACTCAGGATAGGGATCGAACTGTCTGACCGCCGCGGCCACGGCTCCGGTTAGCGCCATGGTCAGGCGACCAGGTCGAGCTGCAGCAGGAAGGCTTCGAGCGCCACCCGGGCATAGGCATCGCGGGTGGTCACCAGAGCCCGGATGATCCCGTCGGCCGGGCGCAGGGTGAGGCCCTGCTGGTTGGAGACCACGCCCAGATATTCGAGCTGGTCGCCACCCGCGGCGTCGCCGGCGATCGGGCTGGTGAAGTCGATCCAGCCCCGCCGGGTCAGCGCATTGGCCCAGAGCAGCGGATGGGCCGCATCATCGGCATTGGTCAGGGTCACCAGGGGACCGTCATGGATCCACACTCGGAACCTGGGCGCCGTGACGGCGGTGGCCTTGCGCGACAGCTTGGCCCCGCTCAACAGGACGCTCTCGAAGCCCAGGGCGCCGATGTCGAACTCGTGCACCACATTGGCCGCCTCGCCGATCAAGTCGCCGGCGACGTAGTTGGCCACGCTGTTGGGGCAGGTCTTCAGCGAGGTGAGCGAGCGCGGGTCGGAATGGTGGATGGGGGTGTCGATCTCGTCCGGCCCTTCGGCGGCCCGGACCTTCTTGAGACCTTCCGGCGTCTGCATGGCGATATGGGACATGGCGGTTCCTCAGAGCAGCACGAGGGCGGCGATGCCGCTGGCCTCGGGATAGGTGAAAAGGGTGCGGTCGAGAGCGCCGTCGGGCAGGACGGCGTCGCCGCCATGGAAGACGGCGAGCGTCGCGGTGAGCCGGCGGATGGTCCCGAACCGGAAGCGGGTGGTGATGGCCAGGAAGCCCTCGGGCGCGCCGGCGTCCTCGAGCCCGGGCCAGATCTCGACGGGGGCTTCGCCGGCCATCAGGACGCCGCAGACGAAGCCGGCCGGCAGGCTGTCGACGTAGCAGACCGCCCGCTCATCGCTGGTGAAGACCAGCAGCTTCCGGTCATCATCTGGCCCCAGCACATGGCTCTGGGCGGCGATGACCTTCTCCTCGAGGTCGAGGGTCAGGGCCACGCTCTCTTGATAGAGCGGCCCCAGGACATCCAGCTCGGCCCGCACGGCGTTGGAGACCGGCTTGTCCAGGTCGGCGGTGTTGTCGGCGTTGGCCAGGCTGATATCGGCCTTGGTGTAGCCGAGCGCCGCCTTTAGGGCCGCCCGGCTGATTGCGCCCTGCAGGCCGACCACGGAGACCACCTGGTCGGTGTTGTCGATCTTGTCCCAGGCCAGGCCGTTGGAGACGATCCAGTCGCCCATCTGCCAGTCGGCCGTTCCATCGACCAGGCTCTCACCGGCGACAGCCACCTTGTAGTAGTGGCCCTTGTTCCCCGCAGCGGCGGCCGGGATGGCCGGCAGGTTGGCCGAGGCGTCCCAGGGACCCTGATAGTTGAGGCCGCCCAGCACCGAGGCCGGCAGCTGGCTGGTGGGCACCTTGCCGTCGAGACCCAGGGCCGCATAGCCGCCGGCCACGCCCTTCTGGGCGGCGTTCTCCGGGGCGAAGCCGCCATCCTTGATCCGCGTGCCGAGCACCCCGTCGAAGACCGCCACATGGCCGTCCACGGACCCCGTCGGGCCATCGACGCTGCCGGAGGAGACCCCTTGCGGCCCCTCGACGCCGGCGATGACCACGGTGCGGCCCTCGGCGACCAGCTGGCCGGGCGAGGTGGTGACAATGACCTGTGTCGCCATGCTCAGAGCCCCTTCTGGATCTTGGCGGCGGCCAGGAAGGTGTGGCGGTCGACCAGGTCGCCGTCGGGGCGGACGTTGAGCTCAAGGGTAGCCTCGCCGGCCGGCCAGGTCTCGGTGACCGATTCCGGGATGGTCCAGGTGACCACATGGGCGTCGGCCGACAGGTAGATGGACAGGTCGATGGCCGCGACATGGGGCGGTTTCAGCATCAGCCGAAGGTCCATGTCGCTCACGTCGTCGGGGGTTTCGATGTCGCCCAGATAGAACTCGACCGACTCCGACCAGCCGGCCGAGGTCAGGACGAGATAGGTCTGGGGCCTGCGCGCAACGCCCATCAGTAGGGTCTCCGATCATAGAATTCGAGGACGGCCTGGCCGGGGCCGCCGGCCTGGTTGCTCCCGCCCGATGGGGCCGGTGGCCACCAGTGGAATTCCGTGTCGCCGTTTGCGCCGGCGACGCCGCCCGCCCCGTAGTCGGCCACCACCAGTTGCCCAGCAAAGGGCTCTGGCACGGGGAGATTGCGCGCCTGTCGCCGCACCCCGCCCAGCCCCAGACTGTCGGGATCATCCAGGTCGCTCCCGGCGCGGCCGCCGTAGTAGGCAGTCTCCCAACCGGGGCCTCCGGGTCGGATCACATCGCCGATGCTGGCGCTCTCGGCCGCAGGCACGCCGTGCGCGCCGACGGAGGCATGCCCGCCGCCGGCCGCCCTGCAGATCACCGCGCCATCAACGACCATGACCGTGTCGAAGGGCTCTGCCGGGGCGCTGCCTTGGCCCCCCACTGTCAGGCTCAGTTGCTGGCCAGGCCGCAAGGGTACGAGCCTACGGACGAAGGTTCCGCCCGCGCCCAGCCAGGCCGTCAAGGAGTCGCCTGGATCGACTGCTGCGCGCCCGCCAGGGCCGAGCAGCCGGACGGCGCACCACCGCGTCCCGCCCGGCACGACCGGCGAGAACTCGAGGCTGGCGCCGGCCACGCCGGTCCCGCCATACCACCACTGCCGCCCCAGCAGGCGCGCAGCGCCAATCTGCGCCGCCGGCTTGGGATTGAGGCGACCAACGCGCCGAGAGGTGGGCAGAACCCGCATCAGGCGGGCTCGGCTTCGAAGAGCTGGAAGGTGGCGTAGAAGACGACGCCGTTGGCCAGCTCCGCGCCCAGGGCCACATAGACCAGGTCGCCGCCCTCGAAGGCTATGGGTCGCTCCTCATCGATGGCGAACTCCGTCGGCGGGACGGCCGAGGTTTCGTTGACCGCGGCCGCCGTCATCAGGGCTGGCATGATGATCCGGGTGTCGCCTGGCGCGGCGGCCTTGGCGCCATAGAGCTTCAGGCGGGTGGCCGTGGCCACGTCGTCCTGCGGCGAGGCGATCAGCCGGGTCAGCAGGGCCGGCGCGCCGGCCGGGACCGTGTAGAGCAGCACCGCATTGGCCACGTCGTTCTCGGTGGTCTTGGCGGCGGTGCAGAGGGCGAAGCGCGTCACCAGCTTGGTGGGATAGGCGATCTTGTTGGAGATGAGCATAAGGGGCGGCCTTCAGGACTGGGCGAGGCAGAAGAGGAAGTCGAACTGGAGATCGAGGCGATCCAGCCGGGCGGGGTCGATGGAGGCGGCGAAGCCCGCGGCCTCCTCGGCCGCGGCGATGGCGGCGTCCCGGGCGTCCCGGGCGCTCTGGGCGTTGGCCTCGACCGACAGAACCAGGTTCACGGCGTTCGCGATGTCGCTGGCCACCGCGCCGATGTCGTTCACGGCGGCGGGGAAGTTGGTCACATGGCCGTTGCCGGCCAGGCCGCCGGGGTTGGCGGGCGAGATCAGGCCGGAATTGTAGTAGCCGGCCGCCAGGCGCTCGAGGGCGGTGCTCATGCCAAAACTTCCTTGAAGACGGCCGCCAGGGCGTGGGCGCGCTCATAGGTGAAGCGGGGACCCGGGGGGCGTTCGAACCAGGCCGGGAAGGTCTCCCGCACCCGGGTGGGCTCGTGGTCGCTGTCGGGCATGAAGATCACCAGGCCCGTGGTCCGCGCCCGGGCGCCGGCGTCTAACCAGCGATAGGCCTCCGGGGTGGTCAGGGCGCTGTAGTCGACGCTCAGCTGGCGCCGCGGCGTGCGGGACTCGCCAAACAGCCGGCCCGAGGGGCCCTCCTCGATCTGATCGCGGGGCAAGAGGGCGAGCGAGCGCCCGCGGTCGAAGTTGAAGGTGGGCGACCAGGTCGAGCCGATGAACAGGCCGCCGATGTCGAAGAAGCCGTCCGGATTGGTGGCGTCGGCGAACTCCAGGCGCAGCTCCGCGCCCAGGACCGGCGGCGGGGTGATCCAGAGATGGCGCTGATAGAGGTCGATCTCCTCGGCCGTCAGCTGACCGGTCCACCAGTTGGTGGCTTCCCAGTCGAGGGCCTCGGAGTCGAACAGGCGGCCATAGACGTCCGTCCAGGGCGTCTGCAGGCCCGGATTCTCCCAACCCTCACCTGGCCCGCGCACAGTCAGCCGATAGCGAGCGGTCAGGCTCAGCGTGTGGAACATCACCGCCACCAGACTGATGACCCGCGGGGTCACCAGGGTGGCGGTGAACTGGCAGGCTTCGAGGTCATCCACCTCCATCTGCCGCGCCGGCGCGGCGATGAAGGCCTCTTCGGTCTGCATGTTGGTGAGCGGGAAGTCGGTGGACCACTGGCCGCCGGCCAGCACCGCGGTGCGGGCCAGGTTGGTGTCGCAGAACTTGCCGAGCGCCCCTGTGGTCTGCGTCATGGTCAGCCCCACACCGTCCAGGTGATGCGGTCGCGCGCCGGCCTGAAGGGCTCCTCGCCGATCAGCACCATCCGCTCATCCAAGCCCATGTCTGGCAGGGCCAGGCGCACCGTCGCGCCCAGGGTCGTCGCCAGGATGGCGTCGTCGAGGTCCAGCACAACTCGGAACTGCCGGCGCGGCCGACCGTCGGCCCGGGCCCCGAAGAGGGCAAGCAGGGCGGCGGCCAGGGCCTGGGCGTCGGCCTCATGGCGCAGGGCGGTCAGCACCTCGGCCGTGCGCCAAGTGGACGGCCGGCGAGCCTTGACCTCGGGGTCGATGGCGATGGCGAACCTGTATTCCTGGGCAAGGGCCTCGGCGGCCGGCGTGTCGCGCAGGGCCGGCGCCAGATCGCCCGCCGCCAGGGGGGTGTAGATCCGGCCCCAGCCCACCTTCACCTCGGCCGCCGGCAGCGGGGCGGAGTCATCGGCCGAGATGGCCACCACCTGGTCGGGACCGAGCGTCAGGACCTCGACCGCCGCCGGCGGGCCGAAGCTGATCGCCTGCCACGCGCCAGTCCGGTCAGGCAGCAAGGCCGCGAGGGCGCTGCGCGCAACCTGCCCGGCCAGAGAGGCTGCGAGATCGCCCTGGCCATCCCAGAGGCCAATGACGGCGGTGGAGGCCAGCTCCCCGACGCTGTCGCCAATGCGCTCGGCGGGCACGCCGGCACGGGCCAGCAGGCGGGCCAGGATCGGGCCTGCGGTCTCGACATAGCCGCCGGCCGCGCAGCCCTTCAGGCCGAAGGTGAGCGCGCCGACGGGGGCGCCGTTGAGCTTCAGAAGTCCGCGCCCGTGGTCGGTGACATAGCTGGCCGCCGCCGGCAGGGCCGCGTCGAAGGCCCCGCCGGCCAGGTCGCCCTCGTCCAGATAGCCAGCCGGGCCGCCCCGGTCGAAGATCTGCTCGTAGCCGGCGACGGGCCCGTCGTGCAGCTGGTGGACGCCGGCCCCGGCATTAACCTGGGCGCCGGGCACATGGGCGTCGGTGAGGTCGCCGAAGGCCAGCGGCTTGGCGCGGCCCTTCAGCCCGCCGGGCGCGCCCTCGTAGAGCACGCCAGCCGAACCATTGGTCCCGGCATAGGTGACGCCCTGCGCGGGGCGGTCCAGCTCGGCGCGGGCGTCGACCAGCCCGACCCTGACCCGCGACGGGGCGGTGGAGGACAGGCCGAAGGCCGGCGGCAAGGCCTCGCCGGTGAAGATCTGGACGGCGGCGGCGAAGTCCTCGCCCACCGGCCAGCGCCACACCCGCACCTGGCCCCAGCTATAGGCGGCGTAGGGATCAAGCCGGCGGTCGCCATTGGCCAGGGTCATGACGCCCACGCCCAGGGAGGGCGACAGGCTGGCCAGGTCTTCGAACAGGGCGCGCCGCAGGGTCGGCGGCTCGATCAACCGGTCATCCCAGGCGGCGTTGGCCCGCAGGCTGTCGCCCGGCGGGAAGGGCCGCACCGCCCGATCGGCGAACCGCAGAGTCAGCGGCTGACCCTCCGGCGAGACGAGGTCGGCCTCGACCAGGATGGCGGCGAGCGGGCTCATCGGCTCACCACGGCGCGCAGATGGGCGTTGCCCAGGCGCTGCTCGGTGGCCAGCTCGAGGGTCTGGGCCGCCAGGCCGCCCAGGGCCGCCTCGACCCCGCCCAGGCGCTCGTCCAGCACCGCGGGCAGGATCTCGGCCGCGCTTCGAAGGGCCTTCAATTCCACGGTGAGCGCCCCGTGATGGCGATCGAGGACATCGATGATCGCAGAGCGCAGGTCTGTCAGGGCCGCCAGATGGCGGTCGGTCTGCGGCGACAGGGCCTCGGCATAGAGGCTGCCCAGGGCCGGCAGATTGATCAGGGTGACCGGCTGGGCGGTTTCGTCATTGGCCGCGCCCAGCGCCAGGGGCTCGGTATTGAACGAGATCTGGGTCAGCAGCAGCTGCAGCTGCTCCATGCCGGCGATGGCGGTGCGCGGGGCCGCAGCCGCCGCCCCGCTCATGCCCATCAGGGCTTCGCCATCGGCGCGGACCTGATTGTAGAGCGCCAGGCGGTCCTGGGCCGACAGGGTTGCGTCCCGGTCGGCCGACAGCAGGCGGTCGGCATAGGCGGTGTAGTTCCCGGCCGCCTCGGCGTCGCCGCCCCGGGCGGCGGCCACCATCTGTTGATATTGGCGGAGCGCCTCATCCCGCTGGGCCTGGGGCGACAGCTCGGCCGAGGGCGACAGACCCAGCTGGTCGAGCCAGGACTGCAGGCGCGGGCGCAGCTGGGCGAAGGCGTCGGTGGTCTTGCCCAGCGCCGCGTCCAGTTCGCCAAAGGCGTTGGCCAGCTCCAGCTGGCGCAGAACCTCAAGCTGCTGCAGGACATCGGGTCCCAGGGCGCCCTGAGCGATGAGGGACTCGGCCTCGGCGCGCATGGCGGCGATCTCGGCCTCCACCTTGCTGGCCCGGGCGGCCTGCGGATCGACCAGCTCGAGGATGCGGCCCTGGATGGAGCCCTGCAGGCCGGCGGCCCGCTCCAGGGCGTCGCTGGCCTCCTCGGCCGCCTCACCCAGGCGCGCCAGGGCGTCTTCGATCTGCAGGTCCCGCAGATCTTCGAGCTTGCCCAGCACATCGCCAGACACGAGACCGGCCGCCACCAGCTCCTCGGCCTGGGCCTTCAGCGCCTGATAGCTCTCCTCGATGGCGTCCAGGGCCTTCTTGCGCTCGAAGGTGGCCGGGTCGGTGATCTGCAGGATAGCTTCGTCGATGGACTCGGCGAGGCTGCGCCCAAGGGCGATCTTATTGGCGGCGTCTTCGAGGTTCTGCGCCTCGAGCACCACACGCTTCTCGGCCTCCGACAGGTCCGATGCGCCGGCCTCGATGGCCCGGATGATGGTCGCTCGCACGATTTCGGCGGCCAGGGTCTCCGGGTCTTGGCGGCCAGAGAACTGCGCGCCGGTCGCAAAGCCGCCACCCATCCCACCGAAGTAGCCCTGCCCCAGAGCGCCTGTGTTCTTGCCCTGGACGTAGCCGATGGACGTGGGCCCGTTGAATTTGGTGAGGTCCAGCTTGAAGAGCTCGGCCGCCGCGTTGAGGCTCTGACTGATCGCCCCGGCCGCCTGCTGCATCTCCGACAGGGGGCCCTGGTCCAGCTCCTGACCGCCAGTGACGGCGAACTGGCCGTCCACTACGCCGATATCCGCCCGGGCGTAGGGTCGCTGATCGTCCTTGAAGAGAGAGCCCAGAGCCAATCCCGCGATGGCGCCAAGGGGCCCCAGCACAGCCGCGCTCATCATCATGGACCCAAGGCCGCCGGCCAGACCCGCGCCCAACCCAAGGGCGCTGGCGGTGTTGGCGACGCCCGCCCCGATCCACCCAGCCGCCGAGCTGGCGGCCAGGGCGCTGCCGGCCACGGCGCCTGCGCTTGACAGGCCAAGGTCGAGGCCCTGCTTGCCACTGCCCAAGCCCATGGACTGGCCGATGGCCGAGCCAATCGACTGGCCGGCAATAGTCTGACCCAATATCTGGGCGAGCCCAGAGCCCTTCAGGCCGCCAATCGCCTGGCCGAGACCGCTGACCTGGCCCACCACGGCGTTGATGATGACGTCGATGGGCTCCGCCAGCACTGCGTCGTAGACCGCCTCCCGCAGCTTGCGTTCGGCATAGTCGGCGATCTGATCGAACCCCAGTTCGCCGGACTCGATGAAGGCTGCGCGCAGGCCCTCCTTCAGTGAACCGATGGCCTGGGCGGTCTCGTCTTCCTCAAGCTCGCGCAGGGCCAGGATGCGGGCGCGGATCTCGGCCTCTTCCTCGGTCAGCCCGTTGAACTCGATCTGATGCCGGCGGCGGATCTCCAGAGCCCGCTGCTCGATCTCCCGCTCGCGGTTGGTCATCCGCGCCAGGTCGAGCTCACGTTGACGCTCTTCGTTGGCCGCGGCCAGGTCGCCCAGCACCCGAGCGTCGAACAGCAGCTCGGCCTTCTGGCGCAGCAGAGCGATCTGCTCGGCGGTCAGGGTGGCCCCTTCACGCTCCAGCTCCTGGCGGACGAACTCTTCCTTCTCCCAGGCCAGCAGGGCCTTGGTCCCGCCCTCGATGGCGGCGGTGCGCGCCCGCTCGGCGGCGGTGCGGCGGTCCAGGTCCCGGGTGGCGCCGGCCACCCGCATGACCTTGTCGGTGGCGATGGCCTGGCGCTCGGCCCCCTCGGCCGCGGCGATGGCGGCGGCGGCGGCCTCGCGCTCGGCGCCGCTCAGGGCGTCCAGGCTCGTGACCCCGAGGTCGCGCAGCACATTGAGGCCGGCCTCGCGCACGGCCAGGGCTTCCAGGGCTTCTTCCCCCTGGACGGCGGCGGCGGCCCGCTCCTGCAGGAGCTGGGTCTCCAGGCGCAGCTGGTCGGCGATGTCCTTGGCGCGCTCCAGCCGGCGATCGGCGTCACGGTCGGCCCGGCCGCCAGCGCTGCTGCCTTCGCCTGCGGCGGCGGCGTTGGCAGGCGCCGGGCGGGCTGCGCCACCCGCGAAGCCGCCGCCTTGCGGCGTACCTGAGCCACCCCGGCGACCCTGGCCCGAGCCTTTGACCGCCAGCTCGAGGTAGTCCTCGTTGAGCGCGTCCACTCGCGCCTGCCACTGCGCGACATCCTTCGCGCCGGCCGACTGCATGATCTCGAACTGGTCGACGCGGTTCGGTCCTTCGGCCAGGGCCGAGGTTGCAGCGTTCCTGAGGTGCGCCCGGCCTTTGGCGTCGGCGAGTTCCTGGCGGGCGATGGCCAGCGCCGTCGCCAGCGTTTCCTTGCGGCGCTCAGCCTCAGCACTGGCGTGGTTACGAGCTGCGATCTCCGCGCGACGCGACGCAGCCGCCAAGTCGTCAAGGCCGCCCGAAAGGAGGTCTGCGCTGTCGGCGGTCTCCTGGGCGATCACATCGACCAAATCGAGTCCGGCTTGAAGCTCGGTCGCCCGCCGCTCAGCATCGGCCATCCGGCCGCCTAGCAACATCGCCCCTGCGGCGGCGGCGGTGAAAGCGATGCCCCAAGGGCCGCCCATCAAGCCCACCAGGCCAGAGGCGGCGGCGTTGAAACCCAGCATGGCCGGGGTCGCGGCCCGGGTCGCGGCGGCCAGTTGAGCCTTCGCCGCCGTCAGGCGCTGGGTCTGGGTGGTGCTGGCCAGCATGGCCGCGGAGGTGCGGATCTCCGCCTGGATCGCGGCGACATTGGCCGCCGCGGCCGCCTGGGTGGCCAGGGCCTTGGCCCGCATGGTGGCGGCCGCATCGATCGCGCGCGTCGTAACGCCAGCCAGATAGTTGGCCAGGGCCACTGTCGTCAGGGCGCCGGCGGCGAAGGCGACGGCCTCGATATGGTCCACCAGGAAGGCGGCGGCCTCGGCGGCCGAACCGAAGGCGGCGCCCATGGTCTCGCCCAGCACCCGGGCGGCGTCCAGGGTCGCAGGATCCTGCAGCTCGGCGTTGAAGGCGGCCATGCCCTCGACGGCGGCCGCCAGGAAGCCTTCGCCGGCGGCCGCGTTCAGGTCGAACACCGCCGTGGCCGTGGCGGCCATCTCACGCCGGGCCTGGCCCAGCGGCGTGATCATCTGGGCCTCAATGGCCGGCCCGAACTCGCTGCGCAGCTGGGCGGCGAACTTCGGCAGGAAGTCCTGCGCCAGCAGCTCGCCCGACGACACCAGCTCGATGAAGGCGCCCGACGTCATGCCCATGGCCCGGGCGGCGATCTGGGTCGCGCCGGGGATGGCCTCGGCCAGCTGGCCGCGCACCTCCTCCATGGCCACCACGCCCTTGGACGCGATCTGGCTGACCGCATCCATGGCCCGGCCCTGCTGCTCGGCCGAGCGGTTCAGGGCCACCCCCGCCTCCACCAGGCCCAGCCAGATCTCGCGGGTCGCCTCGCCCGCCAGGGCCGTGCCGTTGGTGGCGCCGGCCAGGGACATGAAGCGCCCGACCTGGTCGTTGACCACCAGGCCCAGCCGTTCGGATTCCGATCGCAGGAAGGCGGTCTCGGACGCAGCGCCCGCCGCCCCGCCGGCGACGGCCGACAGACCGGTCTGGAAGCCCTGGGCCTTCAGGGCCGCGTCGGTCATCTCCTGGGCAAGCTCCCGGAAGCCGACGGTGGCGAGCGCTGTGGCCAGGCCAGCCGCCGCCGTGCGGGCGACGCCTGCCGATCGGCCGAACTGATCGGCGCCGGCCGCGGCGTTGGCGAGGCCCCCTTGCGCCACGCGGCCCTTGGCGCCGACGCCTTCCAGGGCGCCGCCGGCCGCCTGGGCCGCCTGAACGGCCCCGCGGGCGTCGCCATCGATCCGCAGCCGGGCGCGCAGGTCGCTCATCGCCGGGCCTTCCGGTCTTCGCGCCAGGCCGCCAGGGCCTCGGCCTCCATGATCTGCAGGCGGTGGAAGTCGTCCGGGGCGATCTCGCCCAGGCCTGAGAGCCGCGCCGTCGTCTCCACCACCTGGTAGTCCAGGCCGGTCTGGATCAGCTGGGCGCTGCTCATGGTCGACAGGCTGGTGATCCGCCACTGGGTGGAGAGCGCCATGAACAGGCGCACCGCCAGGACGTTCTCGGCGAAGACCGCGAAGGCCTCATCCGGAGCGGCCATGCCGGCGAACTCCGCCCGGGCCTGGGCGCGCTGGTCGGGCGCGACACCGAAGGCTTCCAGGTCGGCGTCGAAGTCCTCGACCTCCTCCGGCGTCAGCTCCGCGGCGGCCCGGCGGCCGGTGGCGATCAGCCGGGCCGCCTCGGTCAGTTTTTTGCCGGCGCGGTCCGAGCGCAGGCCTGGTAGGCGGCCACGATCGCCTCGCGCACATAGGTGCGGCCCAGCATCTCCTCGCGCATGGCGCTGGACAGGGTTTCGGCCTCGCCCTTGCCCAGGCCCAGCCAGAAGGCGTTGATCCAGGCATAGGGGTCGGTGATCTCGCCGGCGCGGATCTTCTCCAGCATGGCGTCGGTCTCGGCCTTGCCCATCAGCCGGAAGCGGGCGGTGAAGGTCTGGGCCTCGAAGGTTCCGCCGTCCTGCGGCACCTGCACGGACACAGGCCAGTCCACCTCGAGCGGCTGCTCGAGGCTCTTGAAGTCGAATTTCGCGCCCATGGATCATGGTCTCCCTGCGGGGCTCTGGGTTTGGCGGGCAAAGAGCGCGCGGAGCGTGATGCCCCGCGCGCCCCGGACTGGGCGAGGCCCAAAGGCCCCGCCACAGGCCTCAGGTCAGGACGAGGGAGACCTCGTCGTCGGCGGCCAGGCCCGAGGGCTTGGGCATGAGATCGACCTCAGTGACGTCCAGGCCCCGGTCATCCGAATAGGTCGGCATGCCGTTCTCGGCCTTGAGGTTCAGGGTCAGGATCTGGCCGGCCACGTTGTTGTGGACGAGCGCCAGGGTCGACAGCGTGTTGGCCAGGCGCAGGGCCTCGAAGCTCAGCTCGCTGGGGAGTAGGCTGCCGACCCGCAGGCGGCCGGTGAAGGTCCGCGCGCCCACCAGCTCGACCGACTTCTGGTTCGGCCGGTCGCTGAAGACCAGGTTGTCGCTCTGCTCTACCGTGAGGCTGCGCAGCGGCGGCTCCACCCCGCCGATGGAGAAGGTGGTGCGGCCCTGGGACACGGGCCCCACGTCCAGCCAGCCGGTGAAGTTGGCGTCGGCCGGCGCCAGGACCGCCCCGTCGGCCACCGGGATCAGCAGGCCCCGGATGGTCACGTTCATGCGCGGGCGCTGGCCCTCTTCGAAGGTGAAGCTCACCCGGCCGCGGGCGCCCACCAGCTTGTGCAGCCGGCGGCCCTCCCGCCAGACCACCGAGACCGACGGGCTGGACGAGGGCGAGGCCGCCAGGGCGTAGGTCACCGAGGTGTCGGCGACGATGGTCTCGGCATAGCCGCAGGCCTTGAGCAGCTCGCCCCACTTGGGCGCGACGCCGGCCTCGGCCGCTCCGCCCAGGGGGACGGCGAAGGTCAGCTCGCCATGCTCGCCATAGACGAAGCCGCGGGTGGCCCCGAGGCCGGGCTTGGCCGGCGTGCCGGAGACCACCTCGCCCATGGGGCGGTAGGCGACCTCCTCGGCCCAGACGGCGTTGGCGGCGGCGGCCTCGGCGTCATCGCCATAGGTGGCTTCGGTCTTGATCAGGAGGAGCTTGCGATCGGCCATGTCAGGCTTCCGTGGCTTCCGAGGCCTCAGGGGCGCTCGGCTGGGTTTCGGGGGACGCGGCGGGCGCCGCTTGTTCGGACGGAGCCGCCGGAGCTGCCGGGGCGACCAGGCCGCCGGCGGCGTCCAGCTGCGCCTGGATCTGCGGCGGGGTCGGTGCGCCCGCCGCCGCGCAGGCCGCGGCCATGGCCAGGGCGCTCGCCGCCGGCAGCTGCGGCGGGGCGGCCGGGTTGAACTTGTCGCGCGCAGGGGCGCGCCTGGACTTTGCGGTCACGAATAGGTCTCCAGCAGTCGGACGCGGGTGGTGAAGTCGAGGCGGTAGAGAAGGACGCCCGTCTTGGCGTCGAACTCCTCGACGCCCTCGCCGCCGGAGCGGAACTTGATCTCGGCGTCCGGGTGGCTCCAGCCGAACAGGGCGCGCCGGACTTCGCGTACGGGCGTCTCCAGCTTTTCGAGGCCGGCCTCGCCCTTAGCCCCGGCCAGGTTCACCCCCACCAGGACGGTCAGGGTGACCTCGAAGGTCTGGCGCAGGGGACCAGAGCCTTCCGCCACCTCGAAGGGCTCGGCCCCGGTGAGGATGACAAAGGCCGAGGGGCTGGCGGTCATGCCGCCAGGCTTCATGCCGGCGGCCAGGTCGGCGGCGGCGCCCACCTGGCGCAGGCCGCTGGCGACGGCCTTCAGGCGATCGATGACGGGGGTCAGAGCCAGCAGGTCCATCAGCCGGCCTCCCCGATCGGGCCGGCGATATGCCGCAGCAGGATCTGGGCGAAGGCCGCCATGTCCTGTTGATTGGCGCCGAGATAGGGCCTCGCCGGGATGGTGACCGACTTCACGGTGACGAAGCCGCCGGCGATCCTGAACCGCAGGGCCTTGCCGTTGACCGGGCGGATCACGCCGCCCAGCTGGTGAATGGCCGCATAAATGCGGTTCGAACCCCATTCGACGCCGTCCTGAGCGACCTTCGCCACCCGGATCGAGCGCAGCAGCAGGCCGCTGGCGATCAGAGTCTGGCCGCTCGGCTTGTGGCCCTTCTTCCAGGGCGCGCCGTCCGGGCCGACGCCCGACAGGAAGCGGCGGCGGGTCTGGGCGACCCCGGCCTGGCCGACAGCGCGCCAGCCGGGCCTCAGGTCGAGACCGCGATCCCGGGCGCCGCGCAGCTGGGCGCGGGCGTCGGCGTCATCCAGGCTGTAGCGAAAGGTGATCCCGCTCACGACAGGCCTCGCCGGAAGATCCGCACGCCCGGCTCGGTGGCGGCCGGCCGGGGCGAGGCGACGGCCTGGACAGGCGCGATGGCCCCGCCGTCCAGGGTCGCCTTGCCGTCGGCGACCCTGCGCAGGAAGGCGAGCGCGTCCTCATAGTTCTTGCGCACCGCCTCGGGCGGGTTGGCGCCGTAGAGCCTATAGCGGGCGATATCGCCGGAGATCCGGCGCAGATTGCGCGGCGGGTTGGCGGCGTCGATGGCCACCGCATGGCCGATCAGGCTGACGATCTCGGCGTCGGCGTCCTCGAGCATGGCCTCGACCACGGCCGAGTCCGTCTCACCCGCGCCATGTCGGTCGCTGAGGAGTCGCAGCTCCTCAACGCCGAAACGCAGGGTCAGGTCTTCGACCGTGGCGAAGGTCATCGGGCTTCGCCCTCGATCTCGAGGTGCGGGTCCCCCCAGACGCGGTCGACCCGGTCGGCGGCGACCAGCTGGGGCGCGAACGTCCCCGTCCAGACCACCCCGCCACGGCGGTAGGCCTGGCCGTCTCGGGAGCGGGCCGTGATCAGCAACGGCTCGCCATCGGCCCCGGCGGCGGCGCCAGCCGCCCCTTCTGGGGATTGAGAACCGGCGGCCGCAGCCGCCGGTTGGGTTGAGGTGGGCGCCTTCTGGGCGCGGGGGGCCTTGGCCATGGGTCAGCCTCAGGCCAGGTGCGGCACGACGAGCAGCTCGGCCGAGCCTTCCCACTCGTTGCTCTCGCCGCCGTTCACCAGGGTCGACTTGAGCAGCCGGCGGCCGGCGCCCTCGAGCGAGGGCGGCACCACCAGCAGGTTGGGCCGGATGCCGAGGGGCTTGCCCTCGTCATCTTTCAGGCTGCCCATGGCGCTCCGGGCCGCCTCGTAGTTTTCAGCGCTCAGGGCCGCCTTGGAGGCGAAAGCCATCTGCCAGAAGCCGTACCCGGCGGCCGACCGGCCATCGACGCCATACACATACTCGGCGCGCCAGAAGACGTTGGGGTCCTTGGGATCGTCCAGGCCGACCAGGTCGAAGGCCCGACGCTCCTGATAGATGAGGGGCTTCAGCGCCCGGGTGGTGTCCAGCAGGTACCAGGCAGCGCCAGCGCCGGCCTGCATGTTCGACGCGACGCCGTCCGCGACAGGGTGCTCATCATCGAAGAAGGGCTGACCATCGTAGCACTTGGTGGCGAAGCCGGCCGCCAGAAGGGCGAACACGAGCTCGTCGGGGAAAATCGCCGTCGTCCGCCCGAGCTCTTGGAACATCGGCCCGTAGATCCCGAGCTGATCGTCCTCGATGTGCTTGCGCTTCACCTTGATGGTGGACTCGTAGTCCTCGTTCTCGATCGAGTAGCCGTGAGCCGTCAGCTCCTTGACGACGCGATCGCCGATCCACTTGCGGATGCGCGGCCACTCGCCCAGCCAGTCGTACTTCTCAGTACCCGTGCTCGAAGTGATCTTGGTGGCCACCTGCAGGGCGAGCGAGCTGACGCCCGCAAACCCGCTGCGGAAGTTGGTCTTGTGGCCGGTGAAGAGGTCCGCCAGGAGGGCGGCGGTGATGGGGCGGCTCATGCGGCGCGTTCCTTAGATCGTGACCCACACGCCATCGCTGTCGACATCGAAGACGATGCCGGCGATGGAGCGGGCGTTGGTGTCGTGGGAGGACGAGACGGTCTGATCGTCCAGCACGTAGCAGGGCGATCCGATGTGGGCGGCGGTGACCGCGGCCGCGCCGTCATTGGCGAACTTGTAGGTGCCGCGCACCACGGTCGCCTCAACGGCCCCGTCGGCGGCGCCGCCCTTGGCGTAGGCCTCGAAGATGCCGACCGTGCGCAGGTTGGCGGCGACCGCGCCCGGCTGGACCACGGCGCCGCTCATGACGGCGAGGGCGCCCTGGAAGCAGACGGCGTTGGCCTTGACCGGCAGGCTGCGACGGTAGCCGTCGATGCGCTCAACGCGGCGGTTGTCAGACTGGGCGGCCATCTCAGGCTTGCTCCTTCAGGGTGGCCGCGAAGGCCTTGGTGTCGACGCCCAGCGAGGCGCAGAGCGCCACCTGGGCAGGGGTGAGCCCATCGGCCTCGGCCTCGGCCGCCTCCGGCGTCTTGCCGGTCTTGGTGGGGTCGAGGACGGCCGGCATGCTGGCGATCGCCTTGTCGAAGGCCTCGCCATTGGCCTGGGCGATGGAGAGCCAGTGTTCCCGGCTGGCCGGGGCGAGCTTGCCGGCGGCGATGGCCTCGTCGACCTTGGCGGTCGCCTTCGCGGTCAGGGCCGCCGTCTCGATCTCGGCCAGCTTGCCCTCGGCCGTGGTGGCCCGGGCCAGGGCGGTCTGCAGGTCGGCGGCCGGCACGAACTTCTCGGGATTGCGGGCGTCGGCGGCGAGCGCCGTCTGGGTGGTGACCGCGGTCACCAGGTCGTCTTCAGTGGTGGTGGCCGCAAGCCCGAGGGCGGCGGCCAGCCGGGTGAGCAGGCTCATGGATGGGTCCTGGAGAGATTGGCCCTCGGCCCGGGCGAGCGCCGGGACGTAGAGGGCTGGGCGGGTGACCAGCGCCACCGACGACAGGGCGAGGATCTCGCCCGCCTGCGTGTGACGGAAGGCCGGGGAAACGTAGCGGTAGCTCTTGGCGCGCCAGGCGGCCTCGCCGGCCGGCGTCCAGTCGATCTGGACGAAGACCCCCTGGCCGGGGCGGTGCGCCACGGCCTTGATCCAGCCCTGGGCCGGGGCGTCCTCGCCCTTCGGGGCGCGGATCTCCGAGGCGTGCTCGATGTCCAGGGGGATGTCGGCCTGGTTGGCCGCGAACGCCGCCACCAGGGCGGCCGGGTCCGTCAGGGTCCACTTGCGGCCGTCGCGGGCCAGGACCTCAGGCCCCTCCGGGAAGACCTGCACCCACTCGGGCGGCGCCTCATCAGCCGACCGGGCCAGCGAGACCTCGATCCCGGCGCCATAGGCGACGGCTGCAGCGGCGCTGGCGCAGGCCAGAAGGGCCCGCGCCGTGGCGGCGGCTACATGACGACTCTCCGGGATGGACAAGGTGCGATGCATGAGGCCATCTTCAAGGCCTCGCCCCCGCCTGTAGCCCCGGACAGCTGTCCGCACCGGCCAATCACCCGCCGGCCGCTCCCGCACCCGGGCCTGCCCCTCTCGAACACGCCTCGAACGCCCTCGAACGCCTCAGGGGCCGCATCGCCGGCCTCCGGCGGCCTCAGGCGCGCCCTGGGGCTCTCCAGGCCTCCTGGGCGATGTCCTTGCCCCTGGCTTTCCGAGCGGTCCTCGCCTAGATTTCAGGGGCGGCGGCTGAGTCAACCGTGCAGCTGGTCGGGCGGCCTTCGGGCGGCCCTTCGATTCGGGAAGGTCGCGTACCCGCGGCCGCCGCACTCCCCCCTCAAGGCGCCATCTCCCCACGGCCATTGCGCACGATGGCGCGCCCCTGCCTGGCGAAACGCACCCGCCGGCGGGGCGACGTCGGAAAGAGGGTGCGGACGCGCCAGGCGCCGTCCGTGAGCTTCAGTCCCAGAGCCCAGAGGCGCGGTCCCTCAGGATCTGCGAAGCGACCCAGCAGGGTCAGCTCGCCGGCGGACGCCCGCCAGACCTCGCCATCTTCCAGCAGGCGGCGCACCCGACCCCAGTCCTCGGCCGTCGTCGGATGCTGGTCGGCCGAGTGACCGATGGCCGAGGCGTTGACCACCACCAGGCGCGCGCCGTCGAACGCCGGCTCGGCCGGGGCGACCGCCAACGGCCAGCTGGTCGCCGGAAAGGGCTGTTGGGCGTCGGCCTTGGCCTTCGCCAGCCGCGTCGCGGCGTCATGCCCAAGGCCCGCGGCCAGCAGGCCAGATGCTTCCCGGGAGACCAGGGCGGCGCGAGCCTGGCCGAGCTTCACCGCGTCTTCCACCAGGTCGGTGAACTGCGGCAGGGCGGTGAGGTCGGCTGAGGCGGCGCGGGCCTGCTCTGCAGACAGGGTTTCGATCCGCCGGCCCAGCAGCTCGCCGAGGTTCTGCCGGCGGCTCTGCCCGGCGTTATAGGCGAAGCCCGGGCCGATGCCGGGGGGCGTGCGGGCCGTGCGGCCGGTTCTTTCGTGGCGCCATTCCGGCCAGGTGGTGGGGTCTGGATTGTAGCCCATGGCGGCCAGCTCGGCCTCCGAGGTGAGCGCGACCGCCCCGCTGGCCAGGTCATCGACCGAGACCTGGATCACGAAGCAGCGGCAGTACCAGTCGTTGGGCGGGAAGTGCGTGCGCCAGAACGGGTGGTCGACCGGCAGGACGATTCCGAAGAACTGGGCATGAGACGCCCGGGTCCGCTCATCGCGCACGCCCAGATACATGAGCGCCGGGAAGGTGGCCTTGGTCTCCTCGATGGCGGTCCATTCCGCCGCCGCATAGGCCTGGCGCACATTGGTGTCGTAGATGACCCGGCTCCGCCAGGGGGCGGACAGGTTGACGATCCGGCGGCCCTCGGGGAATTCCTCCACCACCTGGCGGCCGGCGAAGCCCAGCTTGGCCAGGCGCTCGGCGAAGCCGGCCTGGAACATCTCGTAGGTTTCACCCGCAGCCACCGCTTTGGTGGTCAGCTCCTGGGCCGCGGCGATCACGTCCAAACGCCAGACGCCGGCAAGGGTGAAGGCGGTGGCGTGCTGCTCGCGCCAGAGCGAGGGCCAGCGCCAGGACCGCTGCACGCCCTTGCCCGCCAGGAAGGCGACGGCCGCCGGGTCTGGCCCGACGTCCAGATTGAACCGCTCGGCCATCAGGGCCCCTCGACCGGCGGTCCGGCCTCATAGCCTGGGCAGCCCGCGCCACAGTTGGTCGGCGTCATCAGGTGGCCGGCCAGCGCCACCCGGGCGAGCCAGGGCGGCGCCTTGATCAGGGCGGCGGGCGCATCCGGATGGAAGTGCGCCCAGGCGCACAGGTCCCGCTCCGACGGCAGGGCGTGATCATGCTCATCCACCTGCTCGGTGGACCGGTTGGCGTACCTGCAGGGCGGCGTCATCAGCCGCGCTCGCGCGGCCGGGCCAGGGCTGCGGCCTGGAACATCGCCCGGGCGAGCGAGCGGGCCGCGGCCGGCGCCTCAAGGTCGCCGGCCATGCGCTCCAGACCCGTGAGCACGTCGTCAAAGTTGGACGAGGTGCGGACAAGCTCGATGACCGCCTGGGCCTCGACATCGAAGGTTCTGGCCCAGCCGTCCAGCTCCGCCAGCTGGATCTCGTCCAACGTCGTCTCCACCGCCTCCCGCCGGGACTCGGCCGCCGGCAGGCCAGACCTGGCCAGGGCCGGTCGCCGCCGATCTGCGGTGAGCGCCGGCGGCAGCGAGGCGGCGGCCTGGGCGGCGGCCGGCGGCGACAGCACCTCGGCGCCCTCGGCCGGCTCGCTGAGCTTGAGCTTGCCGCGGATCTCCGCCTGGTCGACCCGCAGGCCCAGGGGAACCAGCCGGTCTAGGGCGTTGGACAGGCTCTCGACGTCCTCGGGTTCGTCCACCACCAGGTTCAGCCGGGGCACCGGCGCGGCAGGGCCGAAGTTGAAGGCCACGAACGGGGCCAGCAGATCTCGCGTGACGCACTTGCCGATGCCGCGGGCGTCGGCCTTCAGGAGGTCGGTGCGCACCTCCTCATGGACCTGGGCCTGGGCGCGACTGGCGCCGTCGTCCGTGGTCATGGTCTGGCCGAGGACGGCCTTGGAGACCTGGGCGTCGATGAACTTGACCAGGCGCTCGAACAGCTCGGCCCCGCCGACGCCGGAGCCGGCGGTCGGGAACTCGATGTCCATGGACTTGGGGATGACGGCGGCGGCGTCCGAGCCGAGGCCGAAGACCGCCCGCTTCAGCACCTCGACATCGGCCGGGGTGGCCGACCCGTCATAGCGGCCGAGCCGCAGCGGGATGCCGAAGATCTCCGCATAGGCCATCCAGTCCTTCAGCCCGTAGAGCTTGCAGACGAAGCTGAAGGCCACCAGGCGGGCGAGGCCAGCCCGGGCCGGCAGGCCAGACTTGCGGCCGGTCAGGTGGACGGCGAACTTGAAGGCCGGCAGCGGGACGCCGTCCAGGGCGCCGGAGTCGCGCAGGCGCAGCTCCCGGCCCGTCTCCCGGTCGAACCGGAACCAGCGCGGGTCCCGGTGGACATAGGCCCTCGGGCGCCAGGCGGCGCCGCTGGTGTCCCACAGGATCTCGGTGGCGGCGTAGCCCTTGGCGACGGCGTCGAGGCAACCCTCGACCAGGTCTTCGAAGGCCGGAGCGTCGATCAGCTCCGAACAGGCTTCAAGGATCTCATCGGCGCGGGCCTCGTCCTGCTGGCCCTTGGCCCAGGTCAGCTGCCGGTCGAGGCCCAGCACCGCCAGCTTGCGGGTCTGCAGCACCGAGCCGTAGTGCGGGTCGCGCTCCTCCATCTCCTCGGCCAGGACCAGGAAGGCGTCCATGTCGCCCTGGTTGGCCTGGCGCAGGATGGCCTCGAGGCGATCGGGCGTGAGGCCGGCGACGGCGCTATCGGCCGACCAGGCCTGGCGCACGCCGGTCATCCCGGGGCGCGCCACCTCCTCGGACAGGGCCTTCTTCGTCACCTGGATTGGCCGGCCATCAGGCCCGAGCAGCTGCGGCATGTTCAGTACCTGAATCCTCTGAAGCCGGAGCTTCCGCCCTGGCCTTCGTTCTCGGCGCGCCGGCGGGCGAGCGCGCTCTCACCGGTGAAGTCCCGGCCGGTGACCGCGTGGTAGGCGTAGGGCTGGTAGGGGACGCCGGCCGCCGCGCAGACCAGGCCCGCGGCCCAGAACTCGTCGGCGTGGACGTCGCCGTCGTTGACCAGCGAGATGGAGCCGGCCAGGCCGCCCTTCTTCTTGATCGCCCGGAAATCGGTGCGGATCTCGGGCTTCGGCGGAATGCGCAGCAGGCACCGGTCCACCCGGTCCTTCAGCGCGATGGCGAGGTCCAGCCGGTTGGGACCGGTCAGCAGGACGCCCGTCACCCGGCTCTCGCCATAGAGGCGCTGTTCGTCCTCAACCACCTTCTCGCCCATGCCGGTCTGGTCGATGAAGTACCGGACCATGCGCCGGCGACGGATCAGGTCGGCGGTGGCGTCGTCCTGGGCCTGGAAGGTGGCGCCTCGGCCCAGCCACCGGTCGCGAAGCCAGAGGACGTCGCCCACCTCCTCGCAGCCGTAGATGACGGCCAGGTCGCGTCGCCTGGCGACGTCCCGGCCCATGAAGTAAGGCCCGCCGGCATAGAGCTCGGGCAGGCCCGCATCGGGATGCTCACAGGCCGCCAGGGCGGCGGGATCGAGCCAGGACCCCGCGCCGGCCTTGGGGACGCAGTCCAGCTCCTCCTCGGCGTCCTCGCCATAGGTGTCGCGGATGTCGGCGATCCAGTCGGCCTTGGCGGCGATCTTCCGGCCCTTGATCTCGAAGGACATGGCGATGCGCTCGTAGAGGCCGTCGGCGATGGCGTCGTCGAAGGTGATGGTGATCGACTCGCCCTTCCGGCGGCCGGACCTGACGTCGTCGAGCATGAGGTTGAAGGGGTTGGCCACCCCGTCGTGGGTGGAGACCACCACCACCTGGCCGCCCCACATGAGCAGCGCGATGGCCGCCTTCAGCACCTCGGCCAGATCCTTGTGGAAGGCCGCCTCGTCGATGATCACCAGGCCCTGCTTACCGCGCAGGGCTCGCGGCACCGATGGAAGGGCCACGATCTTGAAGCCGGAGGCGAAGCGGATGCGGAAGGCCTGGACCTTCTCGCCGTCCCCATCGAGCATCTCCTCGTCGGCGGCCTCGGCGGCGATGCCAAAGGCCCTGGCCCACATGGCGCAGGTGTCGATGAACTCCCGGGCCATCTCCATGTCGTAGCCCATGTACCAGGCGTTCATGCCGCCTTTGGACGGGACAGCGCCGGCGGTCAGCACCGCATAGGCCGCCAGGCCCCAGGTCAGACCGATGCGGCGGCTCTTCTCGATCACCAGCAGCGACACGCCGGCGAAGAGGCGGTCCAGGGTGCGCGCCTGGTACTTGAGCAGCAGATCGCCCCGCGGGAGCCGCTCGAACGCCGCGCCCGCCGCCTCCCGCTCGAAGGCCCTTTGTTCGGCCTCGGATGCCGGGTTGAGCTTCAATCCGCCGTCCCCAGTACAGCGCGGCGGATGAAGTCCACCGTATCGCCGGACATGCCCTTCGACTTCATGGCCTTCTCGGCCCTGGCTGCGGCGCTCTTGGCTTCCTCGGCGCGGATCTTGGCGATCCGCGCCTGGTCAGTGGCCTGGGCCGAGGTCAGCTTCTGGATCGAGCTGGTGAGGAACATCAGCTCCTCCATGTCCAGGCCAGGGCCATCCTCGCGGGTCAGGCGCTCCCGGGCGATCTTGAAGGCGATGTTCTGGGTCACCTCGATCAGCAGCTGGCCGATCTTGCCCTCGGCAGCCTCCGGACCCAGCTGGCCGACGATCGCCTGGGCGGCCTCCCGGGCCTCGCGCATCTGGGCGGAGACCTCCTCGACCGACTGCATGTGCCGATGGACCGAGGAGCGGCCGACCTCGACCCCACGATCCTTCAGCCAGGCCCAGAGGTCATCAACCGAGACCCGGCCGTCGACGATCTGGCGGTCCAGCTCCTCCCGAAGGTCGGTCGGCAGTTGGGAGGCGAAGCCTCGCTTGCCCATGCCTCAACCCCGCGGAGTCGGGCGTTCGACGCCGGGGACGCGGGTGCGGCCGGCGGCGACGTCGGCCCCCCGCTCGGTGAGCACCGCGATGGAGAGGCCCGGCATCGCCGTGTCCGAGAGCGTGATCAGGCCATGCTCGGCCAGCCACGCCAGGACCCCGCGCACCACGTCGCGGCTGACCGCAAAGCCCATGGCGTCCACCAGGGAGTGGAGGGCCGAGCTGTTGGCCTTGCACTGAGGCTGTTCGTCCAGCAGCCGCAGGACCGCCAGGCGCAGGTGCTGCTGAAAGGTCTCGCTGTAGCTCATCCGGCGCTCTCCACCCCACGGGTCAGGAAGTAGCCCTCAAGCCGGCCGACCCCGCTCTGCACGGCGCGGACGGCCGAGCCGACCTCTTTCACGTCGCCCTCAAGCCGGGCGATGTCGGCCTTGGTGGGCAGGTTCTCGATGTCGCGCTCGATGTGTTCGACCCGGCCTTCCAGCTTGGTGATCTTGGTGTCGTGTTCGTCCACGTCCTCGCAGATCGCCTCGTCCTTCGCCCGCAGCGCCGCCACCGCCTCGGCGATCTCGCTCTTGGCGAGCTGGCGCAGCGACCAGCAGGCCCACACCGTGAGGGCGTTCAGCAGGAATAGGGCGAGCGGCAGGTACTTGATCAGATGGTCCAAGGCTCAGGCCCTCACGCAGATACGACGTTGGCGCTCCAGCGCCTCTTGGCAGAACAGGCACCGGCGGGCGTTCGGATGGACGGCCAGGCGCTCGGCCTCGATGTCATCGCCGCAGGCCGCGCAGCAGCCGCTCGCCCGGGGCCGCCGCTCCGGCTCGGGGGCGAGCGCGCGGGCCAGGGCCATGTCGCGCCGGAAGGTCTCGAAGCCCTGGGCCAGGTCGGCGTCATCGCTCATCGCGCCTGACCTTCCAGGCACTCGACCTGGGCTGCGCTCATCCGCGCGGCCAGCAGATCTTCGCGACCATCCTTGGCGGCCAGATAGGCGTCGCCGGCTTCGTTGGTGCGCACCACGGCGTCGGCCGCCGGTCGGGCCTCCGGCGGGATCGGCAGCGTCACCTCTGCCGGGCAGACCAGCCGGGTCTCATAGATCCGCTGGACCACGGGATTGGCCGCACGTTCAGGCGCAGGGGGGTGTTTCGAAGCGCTCGCACAGGCGACCAGCGTCAAAGACGCGCAGGCCGTCCACATCACGAGGCGCAGCGTCACGGACAGCTTGGGCACGGACGTCTCTCTCGGCTTGAGACCGGCCCCGCGCCTCGGCGCGGAGAACGGCTTGGGTTTGGGTCTCGGCGGCCTGGGCCAGCTGGGCCCGCAGGCTCGCCAGGGTGTGGCGGTCGGCGGCGACCTGGGCGTCCAGGCGCTTGATCTCGGCGGGACAGGCCCGCTCCAGCAGGGCCACGTCGCCGGCGGCCAGGGCTTGGTGGCAGAGCGCCCCCAGCCGGGCCTGGGCCACCACCTCGGCCACCGGTGGCGCGCAGGCGGCCTCGGCGCCCGGCCGGGCGGCCTCATCGGGGATGGCGCTCAGGCAGGCCCGGGCTTCGCGCAGGTCGCCCTTGGCGTTCTCAAGGCGCGCGGTCTGGATGGTGGCGGTGACCGCCACCGCCGCCAGCGCGCCGATGAAGCCCCAGCCGATCATGGCCTGCAGGTTCATTTGCCGCGCCCCCGGGCTTCGATGATGCGGGCGATGTCGGTGGCTGTGGCGCCCGCGACATAGACCAGCGTCACCAGGGCAATCAGACCGCAGAAGGCCAGGCCGAGCGGCTTCAGCACCTCTGGATCATCCGTGCGGAAGAGAACGATGCCGCCCAACAAGAAGATGAGTGCGCCGGCCGCGCCGTAAGAGAAGGCCCGCCGGTGGGTCCATTGGACTTCTGCCAAGGGGGGTGCAGGCGGTGCGGCATGAGGCTCAGACACGACCCAGCTCCCTGGCGCGACGCTCCCAGCCGTTCAGGAACCGCTTCTGTTTGGGGTCGGCGCGGACGATGGCGCGGTAGCGGTCCAGCGCCTCGGCCCGGATGGCCTCGAGCACCGGATAGCCGTAGCGCAGGCACTCCGTCAGCTTGGCGCGGGTGACCGGCCCCAGGGCACCGTCCACCTTCAGGAACGGCTTGCCCTGGCGGTTCAGGGCGCGCTGCAGGATCTTGATCGCCGCCGTAGTCCCGCCATTGACGGCCTGGTCGAAGATCGCCGCGTCATAGGGCCTCGGCAGCGACCAGAAGCCCGGGCCGACATAGAAGTGCTTGAGGTAGAGCCCTCGCGCGATGTCCGGGGTGATCAGGCGGATATCCTGGCCGTCCAGGACGGTGTCGAAGTTTAGGTCCAGGTCGGCGAAGCCGTCCTGATTGGTGTCGATCTGGCCCACGGCCTTCAGGAAACGCAGCGAGATCCCGTACTGGGTCTCGCCGCCCCGATCGACCGGGTCGTTCACATGACCGCCCTCGATCCGCAGGATGCGGGCGGCGACCACGCCCCAGCGCGCCTCATGGCTGGGCGTCCAGCCCTGCGGGCGGGGAACCTCAATGATGGTCGGGCTGTTCAAGGGCTCGCGCCTCACGCAAAACCCGGCTTGCGCCGGGCGAGTTGTCGTGGGCAGCATGGCTCCGCTGTCAGGGGCCGTAGCCCCGGACATGTGTCCGCACTAGTCGTCGGGAAACAGCGGCAGCGGCGTCTTCAGGCGCTCTCGGACCCGGCGCACCGTCCGCTCATGAACATCGCAGGCCAGCGCCACCTGGCTGTTCGACCGGCCTGCCGCGACCTGGTGAGAGATCGCGGCCCGCCGCGCCTTCTGCCCCCTCAGATCGCCCATGGGCACCGTCACCTTCTCAGGGCCGCGCTCTTCGACGATCGCCTTGGCGGCGTCTGCGCCGACGATCCTCGCCAGCACGCTGCGCGGATGAGCCGACAGCTTGATCTCGGTGCCGCCGCGCTTGCGGGCCAGGTCGCGGGCCGCCTCAAGGCCGGCGTGCCGTTCGACCAGACCCAGGAAGCCGTCATAGATGGTCATGGCTGACCCTCGGCCCGCAGACGCGCCAGCCGGATCTCCGCCGCCAGGGCCTGCGCCGTAGCCGCCTGCAGGCGCGCCTGCCGCGCCCTGACCTGGCCATGGGGCGCATAGCGGCAGGACCGCTCCGCACTGGCGCGTTCAGCCTCGGCCTGGGCGACCTTCTGGGCCGCCTCGACTTCCTCGCGCCAGGTGAAGAGATCCGCCGGGGTCATCAGCCCAGCACCTCGGCGATCAGCACGTTCAACGCCCGCTCGTGCTCCGTCCAGCAGGCATGGAGGCGCGCCATGCGGCGATGGTGGCAATCGGGAACGTTGGCGGGGCAGCCCTCCCACCAGAACCAGCAAGAGCCGGGACCAAGGGCCGGGTTGCGACCGCAGACCTTCTTGCGACGGGGCGAGCTCATTCCGCACCGCCTTCGCTAGTCAGGGTCGCCCGCAGCCGCACGCCCGCCGCCGCGATCAGCTTGTCCAACTGCGCCTCGGTGACGCCCTGCAGCTGGGCCACCGGCTCGGCCAGGGCGCGGAGCTGGGCGTTGTAGAGCCGCGCCTTCAGGGTCCAGACGTGGCGCTCCGGCTTGATCAGGATCAGGTCCTGGCTCCAGCCGGCGCGCTCAGCCATGGCCTTCAGCGCCTCGATCAGCCGGTAGCCCTGGCCCTGGTCGGCCCACTGCAGGCGATCCACCCGCAGCTGGCGCTTGGCGAAGGCTTCAAGGCTGGCCTCGGTGGAGGAGCGGACCACGCCCAGGTTCCAGAGCGAGATCCACATGGCCCGCGCCTTCAGCGCCACCGGATGGGTCGCAGGCCGCCGCCCAGCAATGGGCGCCGTACCCGTTCTCGCCTTCGCGCTGGGCTTCGGCTTCCAGCCCAGGCGCTTGAACTCGGCCAGCACGGCGTCGAGCTGATCGTCCCGGCAGTCGCCGGCCGAGCGCCGGCCCGTGACGCGCTCGAGCACGTCGCGGCGGGCGTCCTCATCCAGGCCGAGTTCCTTGGCGGCCAGGTGAACCTTGGCCAGCATCGACCGACGTGCAGCGGGGACCGGGGCGAAGACGCCGGCGCGGGCGGCGCTCACTTCGCACCTCCCACCCGCCCGATCAGGCGAGTCTCCAGGGTCTCGTCGGCCACATGCCAGCCGGTCTCGCCCAGGCGCAGGCGCACCTTCAGCTGGAAGGCCTGGCCGTTGTTCGGGTTCTGAAACACTGCAGTCCAGGTCTGGGACCGCGCGCCGGCGCTGACCCTGACGCTGGCCGGCGGCGTCCAGCCCATTGCCGCCAGCCTGAACAGGCCGGCGATGTCCGGCCTCCAGTCGATGACCTTGGTCTGGCGCGCGGCGCGGCGCGCAGGCTTGCGGCGGGCCATCAGCGGGGACCCTCATGCAGGGGGATCACCGTCTTGATCAAGCCGTCCCGCGCCACCAACCGCACGCCCAGGGCCGGCAGCTGCAGGCCGTGGGCGCCCTTGGCGATCCACCCATTGGGGTCTGAGGCCTTGATGGCGCGGCGGACCATCTCGACGTCATAGCCTTCCACCCGCTCCAGCCAGCGGACGACGGCGTGGTCGGTCACATGGACCTGAAAGCGGGTGGGGAAGCTCATGCGCTCGCCTCGAGGGCCGCGATCTGGCTTTTCAGGCGCACCACGGCCCGCTGCGCCGTGGTCAGCTGCCGCAGCAAGTGCCGCCGCAGCGGGCCGGCGAGATCGATCTGGCCGACCTCCAGCCCCAGGACGTCTGCGACAGCTTGCACGGCCTGGACCTCATCAGGGTCGCCGGCCAGGTAACGGGCGGCGGCTGCGCCGCTCGCCTCATAGAGGGTCCCATGCGCGCGGCGGAAATCCCGCTCAAGGGCGGGCCAGGTGCGGTCAGGACGCCAATGCCGGGTGAGCATCACGGCTCTCTGGCGCACCGTCTTCACGCCGCCAGACCGCAGGCTCGGAAACGCCAGCAGGTCCTCGGCGTCGAAGCCGGCCTGGGCGGCGGTCGCGGCGATGATCTGCCGCACGGGGATGGGCCGGGCGTCCATCAGGCCGCCTCGGCGGTCAGGTGCGCCTGGGCCATGGCGGCCCGCATGGCCGCAAGCGCGGTGCGCAGCACCTGCCACTCCGCCTCGGTGACCACGGCGTCGCGGCGGAAGGCCACGAACCGCCGGCCGATCTCGGCGACGGTCTCGGCCTCGAACTCGGACAGGGCCTCGCTCACCCGACCGAGCAGGACGCCCGTTGAGATGATGTCGAGGACTTCAGCATCGGTGAGCATCAGTTTGCCCTCCCTTCGGGGGCGGCCGCGACGGTGGCGGCCTTGGCGGTTGTCTGTTGGAGGAGGCCTGCGACATGGGCGGCCTGGGCCGGGGCCAGCACGAGGACAGCGATCGGCCGGCCCCCGCGGTCCAGCAGGCGCAGATGGACGAGGCCGTAGAGGTCGATGGCCAGGCCCAGATCCTGGGCGATGATCGGTGCGGACGAGACCCTCATGCCGCGGCCAGATCGATGACCACCAGCTTCCAGGCGCTGGTGCGGCTCTCCCGCCGGTGGAAGCGGAAGTATTCCTTCGTCCCCAGGGGCCGGATGCTGTCGGTGATCGCCTGCATGGCGCGTTTCCACCGCTCGTCCTCGATCCGGTAGCGCAGCAGCGAGAACATGCGCGTGGGCGAGACATCGCCCTGCTTGTCCACATTGAAGGCGTTCTGGACGATGGTCCGCAGCTCCGCGCCGCTGTCGGCCGACCAGTCCACCAGGCACTCGTCCACCAGAGCCTTGGCGGCCTGCAGCTCCGGCCCGAACGTCACCCGCTCGGCCGTCTGGACCGTGACCCGCAGCAGCCCGTCGAAGGACTGCAGCATGACGTTGCCCTTCAGGCCGCCGCGAACCAGGCCGTACTCCTGGGCCACCAGCGCCAGGAAGCCATAGACGTCGTCGGAGGTGTGCTGCTTGAACCGGGCGATCTGCGCCTCGAGGTCGCAGGCGTAGGCGTGGATCTTGCGGACCACCTCATCCATCAGCAGGTCGGTGGGCTTCACCGACTCCACGGGGACGAGATTGCCCTTCACGTCGGTCATGTAGTTCCGGCCTTCGACCGCGACGGTCGGCGCGGTGACTTGGACCGCCGGGCGCTCTTGCGTCTGGGTGTCGCTCATTGGGTGTCTCCATAGGTCGGCCCGCCGAGCTGGCGCTGGGCGGGGGTCAGGCTGGAAAGGAAGGCGTCGCGGGCGGCGGCCATCTGGGCCGTCCGCACCTGGTCTGGCCGGCGGCGGATCTCCGCCCCGCGCCACGGGCCGTGGACGGCGCCCAGGAAGGTCCGCCAGCGCCGGACGGCGGCCAGCGGCCTCACGGGTGGACCTCCCGCAGGTGCGCGCCCAGCACCGGAGACCGGGGCTGGGCGGCCAGGTCGGGCGCGGACCCATGGGCGCCGGCGTTCAGACGGGCGAGCGCCGCCTGCGGCGAGCGGCCGGTCAGGGCCCAGAGCGCCAGGTCCACCTCACCCTTGAAGCGGCCGGTGGCCTCGGCGATCTCCGCCAGGCCCTCGCCGCCCAGGGCCAGGGCGTAGACCGCCGCCAGCCCGGGCAGGGTCCAGGGGCGGTTCATGGCTGGATCTCCGTCGCTGCGATGGCCGCATCGACTAGCGCCAGCCGGCGATCGAGCTCGGCGAGGTGGGACTCCGCGATCTCCTCAAGGGTCGCGAGGTCGGGCTCCAGCGTCACCGGGTCCGGGACCGTATGGGCCTCGATTGTCAGGCGTCGGTCTTCCGCAAGCGCCTCCCTGCCGAGCCTGGCGGCCACGAGGAGCTGCGGGGCGGCCGTGAGCAGCAGGGCGTTGGCGAGCTGCTCTTCTGGCGGATGGTCTCCCGTCTGAAAGGCCAGCGCGGCCAGGCTGTCGCCGAGGGCGTCCCTGATCAGGTAGCCGCCGATGCCGTTCAGCGGGAGTTGAAGCGCGAATGGCGCCGGGCTGTGCAGGGGCTCGGTGCTCATGGCCGCCCCCCGTCGATGACGACGAACCGCCCCTCGATGGGCGGGGGGGCGGGCTCCTTCGGCGCCAGGGCGTCTTCGATCTTGCGCATGCAGCGCTCGAACTCGATGCGGTCCAGGCAGTTGTTCTCCACCAGGACGCGCAGGTGACGGGCCGCGCCGCGGGCCTGCAGGTTGGGGTCAAGGCTGGTGTTCATGGCGGCTTCCTTCACAGGCCGTGCGTCACGCCCGAGAGCTGCTCGAAGGCGGCTCGCAGGTGGTCGATGGTGAGCGGTTCCTGGCCGCCCCGGGCGGCCAGGAGGGCGGACTCCATGGTCATCTCGATGTTGCGCAGGCCGCCCGGCTTGGTGGCGATCAGCTGGCAGAACGACAGCTCCGCCGAGGTGATCTCCTCGCCGTTGGTCTCGGCCCAGGCGCGGGCCAGGGCGGCGGCGTCCTCGGCGTCCGGGGCGACGATCCAGCGTCGCTGGGCGAAGCGGGAGGAGACCTGGGCGAAGGCCGACTGGGTGCCCGTGGTGCCCACCCGGTTGTAGGCCATCTCGTTGCCCAGCATGGCGATGCCCACCGGCGAACCGGTCGCCCGGCTGCGGTCATTGATCGCCCGCAGGGCCTCGATCGCCTGTTCGGACAGGTGCTGGGCCTCATCGATGATGATCAGGCCCTTGGCCTCCACCGCATGCTGGTGGATCATCCGCATCAGGGCCTGCGGCGTGCCCTTGGCGTCGGAGACGCCCATCGCCGCCAGGATCTCCAGCAGCATGGTCGGCACGCCCCGGGTCGACGGGTCCATCGCCGTGTACCAGGTACGGGGATTGTCTTCCCGGAACTGCCGGGCGCTGGCCGTCTTCGAGACGCCGGGAACGCCCGTCACCAGCACCATTCGACCGGTCTGGCGCGCATAGGCCAGCAGGGTCGAGATCTTCTTCGACCCCTTGAGGGCGACATAGGTCGGCGCGACCGGCAGCTGGCGGCGCAGGGACTGCTCAGCGTCCAGCGCCTTCAGCCAGCGGGTCAGCTTGGCGGCGATCTCGGCCCGCCCGGCCTCATTGGGGTAGGCGCCGTTCAGGTACTGGCTGAGCGAGGACGAGGGCACCTCGGCCTGCCGGCCGATATCGGCCTGGCTCAGACCGCCGCTCGCCCGGACGCGCTTGACCCGCGTGATCAGGTCGGCGTGCTCGGCCTCCGTGAACTCTGTCTTGCCGGGGATGAGGTTCATGAATAGCTATCTCCTGTTCGTGTTGCAGTGCCGGCCCACTCGGAGTTGCCGCTCCGGGTGGGCCATTTCCTTTTCAGCGGCCCAGGGTCGCGGCGACGCCACGCTCCCAGTCCGCATCGAAGTCTTGGGTGGCCCCGCGGCCGAGCTGCTCGGCTCTGCGGGGCGCGTTCGGGACCAGCTCCACCACCCGGCCGGCCATCGGCGGCGAGCTGGGCGGGGCGAGCTGGGCATGTTGGGCGGCGAGTTCGCGGGGTCCGATCTTGACCGCCGCCCGGGCGGCGATCCGGAGCCCGCGCTTGTGGTCGCGCACGGCCTTGTTCTGCTCTCGGCCGTCGGACAGGTTGTCGAAGCTGCCGGCTGCGATGCGATCGGCCTTGGCCAGCAGGCGGCCGTCCAGGCTGTAGACGAAGGCCGGAAGGTCCATCCGCTCCGGATCGAACCGGACGATGACCCGCTGGCGCTTCAGGGCGCCCAGCTCCGGCGACCAGTAGCGGTGCCCCTCGACCTTCACCGCGCCGGCGCGGGGGTCCATGGCCACCGGCTTGGAGGCCAGCATGCAGAGCCGCAGCTGCTCAGGCGTCAGGCGACGCACAGACCGGCGGGCCAGCCCCTCCTCGAAGACCTGGTCGAAGGACCGCCCGTTCATGCCCTGGCCGGTGCGGCCGAGCTGGGCGTTGTAGTAGGCCAGCTCCCGCCGGACGATCGCCTCGAACTCGGCGAAGGGAACGGCGCGCGAGGCGTAGTTCTCCGGCTTCGAGACCGGGTTGTGCCCCGTATAGGCGCCCTCGAACTCCGGGCGCTTGGCGATGTCGTGGGCGAAGTTGCGGAAGGCCCGCTCGATGGGCTTGGCCTGGCCCCAGTAGGGCTTCACGAACAGCGCCTTGACCCCCAGGGTCTTCAGCAGGCCGTCGGGCTCTTCCTCGGGCGTCTTGCCCCAGCGCAGGCGCGCCTGCCCGCCGGAGATCGCCTGGGCGGCGTTCTCCCGGCCGTTGTCCATGAACAGGCTGTCGAACAGCCCGTAGTCCCGGAAGGTGTCGCCGAGCGCCAGCCGAACCAGGTGGTGGTTCAGGGTCAGGTCGAAGCGGATCGCCAGGATCTTGCCGCTGGCGATGTCCTGCACCGCCAGTGACAGGGGGCGCGAAACCTCGCCGCCCGGCCAACGGACGAAGACGTCCCAGGTGTGGCCGTCGAGATTGCCGGCCGCCATGGGCAGCAGGGTGGTCTTGTCCCGCTCCCGGTGGGGATAGGTGTGGTCGGCGGCCGAGCCGCCCTCCCGCAGATAGACCTGCAGGGCGACCGGCACCTCCGCCTCAAGGCGGCGCTGCAGCGTCTTGGCCGACGGAAGGGTCCAGCCGCGCTCGGCGGCGATCCGCTCCAGGTTGCGGTAGCAGGCCGCGTGGGTTGGTCTCGACTGGCGCAGATAGTCGGCCTTGTAGAGCTCGAAGGCCTCGCCCGGGCACTCGCAGCTCGTGCTGCGCCCGGCATAGTCCGGCGCCAGATAGGCCGCCCGGTCATGGGCGTCGACGCCGGCCACCCTGCGGAACCAGTCAAACACGGTGCTGGCGCTGAAAGGCGGCTTCTGGCCGGCCGCGCGGGCTTCGCGCGCGGCCTGTTTCACCACCTCGTCGACTGCGGCGGCCTTGCCCAGCCCCTTGCGATGCAGGGTCTCCACCTGCTCGATGACCGCCAGCCGCCGTTGCGCCTCGTCCTTCAGGGAGCCCGGCAGGCGCTCCCAGCGCATCCACATGCTCTCGCGATCGGGACGTTCGGCCGACGCCTTGGGCGCCACCAGCAGCTGCGCCCGGACGCTCTCCGGCAGCAGCGTCACATGGTATTCGGTCCCGCCGCCCCGGCCCCGGCGCGGCCGCGCCAGTGGGCCGCGCACATCACAGGCGGCCTGAGCCCAGCCCTCGCGCTCGGCCAGCTGCTGAACGCCTCGCTTGGTGCTGGGCAGGCCCGAAAGTCGCAGCTCCGCCAGCTCGGCCGCCGAGAACCATTCCTGGACCGCGCCCCCCGACGTCTTCGTCATTTCCGGCCCCGTGGTACTTGAACTTGGAGGGGCGCCTGGCCGCGCAGGCGCTTGGCCTGGTCCAGCAGGGCGCGGCCGTGCTTCTCGGCCAGGCTGGCCTGGGCGTGCAGGGCCTCTTCGCCCTGCAGGATGATCAGCCCCTCGTCCTGCAGGCAGACATCCCAGAGCCACCGGCAGCCCGTGGCCCGCACAAAGGCGATGAACCGGACGAGGCTGATGTTGTGGGTGGTCTTCGAGGGTGCGGTGTAGGCGTAGAGCTGCTGGGCCGTGACCTCGTCATCGCCCATCAGCTCGCTCATCTCGGCGGCGATGACCGGGACCGTCTTCCCGCTCTCGCGGATGGCCTCCATCATCGACATCGAGATCTGGCGCTTCATGTCCAGCGCCCGCGGCAGGGTCCGGGGGGCCTTCACCGGCCACACCCGCGCCACGTCAAACAGGTCCCCGGTCTGGGAATCGCCGCGGGCCTTAGCCATGGGCGGCTTCCCGAATTAGCCTGAGCCGCAAGAGGACTCGCGCCAGCGGTGTCCGATGGATGGAGATGCTAGATGCGCTGGTCCGCCCGAGCCCCGCTGCGCAAGCGGCTCGACGCTCTGATGAAGCTCCAGCCCCCCGAAGACCTGCAGCGCCTTCGCGACAGTTTTCAGGCTGAAGGCAAGCCGAAGATCCGTCGGCACTATGCGGGTCAGGGGCCGGTCGGGCTGGCTCTGGCGCAGTTGCCGATGGCCGAGCTGCGCGCTGAGCTTCAAGCGATGCCACCAGAGGGGCGAAGTCTGCTTCTGCACGCTGCAATAGCCTGGACAGCTCGCGCGCTCGGCCTCGTCGAGTTGATGGAAGCCCAGCAGATCGAGCCCGCATCACCCGCGAAATGGGCGGGGGATCAGATGCTTCAGGCCCTGGCGCACCTGGAAGGAGATGCAGGCTGGCTCTGGCCATACGCGACAGAAGCGCCGTGGCCCGATGATGAGGATGAAGACCCGGAAGAGCCCTAGTCATGAGCCTGCCCCACGGTCCAACCCCGCGGCAGGGGCTTGCCCGCCAGCTCATGCAGGATCGCCTCCCGGGCGGCCGGTGAGGCCTTGCCCCAGATCGCCTTGAACGCCTTCAAAGCCTCATCAACAGGCGTTCGCTTGGGCTCGGACGGCGTCACGCCGGAGGCCTTCGCCAGGGCGTCGGACACGCTGCGGGTCTCGCCCTGCAGCAGGATGTCGATCACCGGCGCCTTGTCGGCCTCAGGCAGGGACGCCAGCTGCCGCAGGGCGCTGTCGTTCTTGGCGATCCAGGTGCCGTGCAGCTTGGCGCGCAGCGCCGGGGCGAGACCGTTCACCGTCGTCCAGGCGCGTTTCACCGTGGACTCTGAAAGGCCGACCTCCTCGGCTGTATCGACCGCGAACCCCATGGTCTGCGGCGCGCCGCCCGTAAATTGGGTCAAGTTGACCTCTTTTTTCGGGCGTCCCCTTTTCCGCTGAACATCGCCCTCCTCGAGGACCACGCGGCCTGGGAAGCGGCGGCTCCAGACGGCGAACCGCGCCTCGAGCATCTCGGCCCGCTCGAGCGGGGTCAGGCTGCGTCGTACGAGGTTCTCGTCGATCTCGATCTGCCGGGCTTCGTCGTCCGTGAGATTGCGCACCACGGCCGGGATGGTCGGTCGGCCCAGGGCGCGCATGGCCGCCAGCCGGTGCGCCCCTGCGACCAGCTCAAACCGCTGCTCGCCCTCTTCGCCGAGGACCGGGCGGACCAGGATGGCGCCGAAGAAGCCGCTCTCCTCGATCGCCACCTGCATATTCTGAACAGCCGCCGGATCGACCGGCCGCAGTCGTGGCCCCATCACGATCAGCGCGATGGGAAGGCTCTGGGGAAGCTCGGAGGCCATGTCTAACGCGCCCCCGCGAATTGACGGTGCGTTTCGGCACGAGTCCGACTATTTTGATCACGAACGTGACGGGTTGCGAGCCGGCGGCCATAGGGGTCGTACCGGTCGGGCCACAGAACTTGGAGAGGGACGCCCAGGAACGACGAGATGACCGATTCGCCCGCGGGCGAGGGCCTCACGAGGGCTACGCGACAGGCGCTGTCGCTCAGGCCGTTATCCAGCGCGAGCTGGGTGACCGTGGTCCCGCGCTTGCGGATCGCCGCTTTGATGTCTTCACGGTGCCAGCCGCGCTGTTTGGCTCGGGGCGGTGCCATTTAGCCTCTATCTCGTAACGAACGGCACGAGATTGGCGACAATCGTTTCGGATATCAAGTCCTGAGTTCGGGGCGCGATGACGCTTGGATCAAATTGTCGCGGACTTCGATTACGACGGGTTCGCTCAGCGGGCTAAGGAGGCGATCTTCCCCGAGAAGATCACCGCGTTCGCAACGCGCATCGGCATGCAGCACGGGACCGTCTCGAAGGTTCTGAACGTGCGCGGCTCCATGGCGCCGCGCCTGGACATTGCAGCGAAGATTGCAGAGGGGGCTGGCGTGACCCTCGACTGGCTCGTGTTCGGGCGTGGGGATGGCCCCGGGCCCGCCGATCTTGTCCAGGTGCCACGCTACGACGCTCAGCTGGCCGCAGGAGCGGGAGCCTGGAATGAGGGGCGCCTCAAGCTCGAAGACGTCCCCTTCACCAAGGCCTTCCTGAAGGAACAGCTCGGCCGCGATTCCGCGGCCGGCCTGGTGATCGTCACAGCCCGCGGCGACTCGATGGAGCCGACCATCTCTGACCGCGCCTGGCTGGTCGTCGACGAAGCCGAGCAGCGCGTCTTCGACGGCGTGTTCGCCTTCGTCCTTGCCGAAGAGGCCCGGGTGAAGCGCCTGCGCCGCCTCACGGACGGCCTGCTGCTGATCTCAGACAACGACTCCTACCCGCCAGAAGAAGTTCGGGGCGAAGAGCTCAAAAAGCTGCAGATCATCGGCCCGGTGCTGACTACAATCCAGCCGATCTGA